TGATAAATAGTGTTTTCTTTATTAAATGTATTAAGAGCATTCTGTATATCATGTGAATACTTCTGTGTTTCTGTCTGCCGATTAGTCTGCCACAGTTGTAGTTCTTTACCTAAATTTTGTGAAAACTCCTGTACTTCTGAATTTACTTCAGCTTGGTACTGCTGTAGTTCAGCTTGATATTTAGATATTGATTGAGCATTGCCGTCAAATATCACTTTCATATCATTTACAGAGTTTTGAAATTGTCTTCCCTGAGACCTCTCTGCATTACCTATTGCTATTTGATTTGCAGATTGAAATTCAGCAAGAGATTCTTGTACTGAAGCCTGAAATTTTACATTAGCTTCATTAAACTCATGCAAGTTGCTCTGCACCTGAGCTTGGTATGCATTTATATAAGTAGAAATCTTTTGTAATTGAGCTGATGCTAACTCTAAATCTTCTTCATCTTCAATCATTTCTCCTACAGCTGTAAACCATTTACTAACATCTAAGAAATCTGCATCAGTAGCTAAAGCATCACCTGTCAAAGCAGTTAAAGCAGCTGTCAATTCTTCCGTCACTCCTCCCACGGTAGGGGCTGTAAATGTAGGGGATGTACTACTTCCTAAAGTTCCTCCAGCTGCCACCGGTACTATCGTAGCATTTACTTCACCGTCAATAGATGCAAATGTTATCGCACTCAATGATGGAACATCAGGCGGTACTGCAGATATTGATAGAGAAGAAACAGTAGGCTTAGCCTCTAATGAAAGCACTGGTTGTGTATAACTAGGAGCTTCTGTTGTATAATCATCTACTGTTTGGACTGATATGCTTGGTGGAACAGGGGAAGCAGGGAATGACCATGTAATAGATGGAAAGGATGTTAATGTATGTACAGGTTTAGAATAACTGGGAGCACTTGCTGTCAAAGCTGCCATATCAGATATACTAATAATTGGCTTTACCACATCAGTAGCACTAGCATCTGTGTATGTAAAACTAGGGGATGCAGGAGATACTGGCAAAGACGAACTAATATCTAAATCTGTTATACTTGGATTAGAAGTTATTGATAAAACTGGTTTTGTATAAGAAGGGGTAGTCCACCCACTTGTATCTACTGTAGAAGCTGTGATCGTTGGCGACACAGGAGGTGAAGAACTAATATTTAAATCACTTCCAAAATCAGCTGTAGAAGGAGGTACCGGAAGAGAAGGAGAAGTCCAACTTGGGACTCCATCTGTAGCTAGTTTTGAAAATTCATTTGAACAAGCCCTATAAACGACTGCATTCCTTAAATCAGAATCATCATTTATTTCAGTATAATCTATATAATAATAATATCCATCCTCTGATCCCGAAGGCTCTGGAAGTATTTTTACAACATTTGAATCAAACCACCAAACTGGATGTTTTGATGTAGCATATTTTAAACTTGTAGAATCTGATGCCCATTTTGATTCTTGAATAGATATTTGTTTACAACTATATCCATTCCTTTGAACTTCTACTATTCCATCAATATTTGCAGCCACACCCCCTCCACCAGTATAAGTAGAGGACTGCTTTGAAGCAAATAATAATAAATTGCTTGGTATTGATGAAACTACAAATTTCTGAGCAGACCTTATGAAATCATCATTAGCATCTGACACTCCAGTTATATTTTCTATATCAAGTTCTATTGCTGCGCAATCAGCTACATCGCCCATATTTTATCCCGTTTGATACAATTTGGTTATCTCACTCATACTTTTAAAGTATAGGGAGGCTTAACGCCTCCCATATACTCATCTTTGTATGCTACTTCAGATTAAGCAAATGTAATTGCACCACTAGTAGATATACTACCATTGGGCATTATAACATTTAAATAATTAGTTGTAGTGCCAGTAGAGGCATCTGTGATAGTTACATCAATATCTCCATCAGCTTCGCTAGTTAACAATAAATTATTCTGTGTATTTGAATCAACTAATACTTGAGTTAATCCATCTGTTCCAGATGTTATTGTTAAACCAGACGAGCTAGCAGCGGTTTGACCTGCTGAATCTGCAGATAAATACGCAAACACACATGATGCCGTTGCCATATCTGAACCAGCAGCATCCTGTAGTTGAATACTAACTACTATAGCTTCGCCTGCCTCTGCGGCAATACTGAATGTAGCTGAAGCGACTTGGTTGTCAACTAAATTCAACTCTTCTGCGGTAGCAGTAGTAGCTGAAATAGTTTTTAACGTCTGCGCCTTAGCATTTGTAATCTCACTATTAGGATTGTTAGCGACCCAATATTTTGCCATGAGTCACCTCCTTTATGATGTCACTGGTTTAATAGTCAAAATAGCTATCTTAACTGTAATTATCGAAGTAGAAGAATTACTAGTTATAGTTAAAATAACATCTTCAGCATTAGCTAAATAATCTGCATCAATTGCATATAAACCATTCTTACCAGCTCCAACATCATCAATGAAGTTGTTAGTAGCTCCACTATAGCCTACGTCCATTTCAAAGTCAGCATTAGCACCAGATATCTCACAATAACCACCCCATACTTCTACTACATCAATTGTATCAGTAAATGTTACATCAGTAGTACCTTCAGCAGGAACAGCAGTTTCAAATACTTGAAATTGCAATTGATCTGGACTGTCAGCTTTCTTTTTAGCATTCAATGTTTTAACCCAGTGATCTAAAGCGCTATCAGCTTGATTTTGTCCGTATAAAGGATTAGACATTACTTACCTCCTCTATTTCCAGACTGCATGAGATTCAGGCATCTGCCATTCCATCCCAGCTTCTGTTTGGATTAAGTCAACCCTGCGGTCAACGCCACTGTTCTCTAAGGTTTGGACACCTACATAGATGGCAGTATCACGATTTAAACCGTTACCAACAAGAGGTCTGTATTTACAGTGCTTCATGTTGATACCAATAATCTTTACTTCCGATCCATCAAGGTGAACATTGCGAGCTACATTCATATCACCATAAGGTGTAGAAATAACACTCATGTCAATGCCAAATACCTTCTTTTTTGCTGTAAGAGACATATCAGCTCTGAAGTTTGGTGAAATTTCAAGATTATTCTGGAAATATCCACTAAGCTTGTGAAGCCAATTGTATGTAGGAGTATCTACAAAGAACAATGTCGCTTTAGCATTGTTGTACCGAGGATCAAGATAATTACTTAGATCATCCAAGAAATCATCCTGAGTCTTAGAACTCAGAGTCAGACTAAACACATTAGAATAACTAAGTGCGTAATCTACTGCCCCTTGAGTTTGCCAAGAACCATCAGATGATTTGTACTGTGCGCCAAACAACAGACTTTGTTCAATGTCCCATTTATGTTCGATCAACTTCTCACGCCAAATGCGTCCAAACTCATTGGCTTCATACCTCAGCACGGTAGCACGAGTAGTGTTATCCATTGCCATTGCAGTCTTCCAAATTTGAGTACGACCATAGCTGGTTGAGAAAGGTTGATCCTTCCATGTTTCAGGATAACCAGTACCCTGTCCGTGTGCAGTACCAACTACATAGCAACGAGCTGATTCTAACTGTACTTGCGTAAAGTTAGCAGTTTCGGCTGCGGTTGTACCTGCTCCTCCAAGACCTTGGTCAGCTGTTCCTCCAGCTCCCCATCCAGATAATTCATTACCCGATGAAGCACAAGGTCTCACAACCTCGAGTTTAAGTATAACAGCTTCCACGCTTGGAGCTTTTGTTACAGAAGTAACTTTTGCAACAAGATAATCATCTACCAGAAAAGCAGTAGCAGCTGTGGATGCTCCAGCATTAGTATTCTGGAAAGGTATCTTGATGAGTTGGTCTTCCATGAAGAACTCCGGCATCGTGCCAGAAGCTCCTACTTTAAAGGCATTGCCAGTCGAACCATAGATATTCGTTACGTTGCCAGCAGACTTATAATCAGTCTCCATCTGTACGTAAAGGATATCACCAGCTCCGTCTATGATCGTAGAAGTAACTTCTGCGTTATTCGTTGTGCCAGCGTCGCCAGCAAAAGTTGCAGCGCTCCATCCGGTCACATAGGCGTACCTTTTGTGAAACGAAGGTCGTCTTTCTGTGAACTTAAATTCAGGGTCATCCGTAGGTTTCTTCGCTATTTGAGATACAAAACGGAAAAAAGGGTCTTGAGCTATTGCTAGTTCCGATACCCTGTCTCCAAAGTTGTATTTTCTACGAAGATCACCAGTTGAAATGGTGGATGACGCTGGACTAAGACCAGAAGGCGATGAGGTTTCAGTTAAGCCACTTTCGAGGCTAAATACATCTGCCATTTTTCCTTCTCCTTATTTTTCAATTAAGGCATATGGTCTCATAATTTTTAACCAAATGCCGATTCTAGTTCCTTGTCAACACCCAATATCGAATCAAAGATTATATCTTCATCGGATCGTTCAACTTTACCAGATCGGCCTGATTTGGCTACGGATTGCGGCTTTGTTCTGACTCTTTGCATCTGATCTTTCATCTCTTTACGAGTAGAATCAGCTACTTGCCTATCACGGTTATCTCTATTCTTTAAAAAGTAAATATCGTCAAGAGTTAATGTCCTTGATTTACTGTAATCTTGGAACTCTTTCCATTCTTCTTCACTCATATCATGACGTTGTCGAAAATCAGATTCCTGAGTTTGTACATGAGCAGCTTTTTGCTGACCTTGGGCAAAACCCTTGAGCCTGCGTTGCACTACTCCGTCAATAACCGATTGAAGCACCTTTGAAGAATCAGAACCGCTATTTCCAATAGCCTCGTCTGGATCAAAGATAAAATCTTCATCCAATCCAAGTTGCTCTTTGATACTCTGAGGAGGATCACCTCCTCCTTCAAAATAATTCCTCACATGAGAAATTAGATTTGGGTCTTGCTTCATTGCGTCAAGAATAGGTAAGTAAGGCTCAAATTCAGAGACTCTTTCATTTAATCGTCTTGCCTCTGCGCTTGAGTCTTTATACCTTTTCTCCCAGTCATGCTCTTGTTCAGAATATTCCTGAGAGCTCGTTTCCGAGGTTTCCTCCATATTCTGTTCGTAAGCATTAGTATCGGCTGTATTCTCTTCAGGCTCCAGTATACCTTCGTTTACCTTGCGGTCAAGAGCTTCAAAAAAGTTATCAGCTTCTTGACTTTCGCTTTCAGAGCTTTCGGCAAGTATATCTGCCTCAAGGTTGTCTGTTTTAGCTTCAGTCATAATTACTCCTTAACTTATAACACAAACTACAAATAAAAAAAACTATTTCTTTGCTTGTTTTTTCTTAGCGTCTGAGACTGCTAAGCCTAGTTCTTTTAACTTTAAGTTAGTGTCGCTTTTCATCTTTTCTCTAAACATGCTCTGTGCAGCCTCTGTTTCGAGTAAGTCTTTTTGAATTTTTACATCAGCATCTTTTACTTTATCTTGTATACCTGATTGGACTAACTGTCTTTCAAGTGTTTCTATAGTGCCTTCCCTATCTGTGACAATACTTGTCAATTCTTCTACTTGATTTCGGAGTTGCATATAAACACTCTTTCTCTTGATAATTGATTCTTTATTTCTAACATCCGTTTCTGATAGCATTGCTATATCATCTATTAATCCCGATTGGAACCACTTAAAGTATTCCTCAAGAAGAGCCCATCTATTAAGAGGCAATGTAGAGCCTCCCATAATTCTTATATCAAATCTTGCAGTTGCGTAATCATTCCATTTCCTTATAGCATCACCGTAGTCATTATAGATTGGTACGTTTATCTCAACAACTTTTTCTTCATTTATATTATTTGGCTGTACTATTCTAAATACCTTATGAGCTTGATATGTATCTTGTGCAAAGTCTCTAAAGATTTTCCCTAGATGCTCAAGAGACGGCTCAATTATATTTTGCATCCATGATTTTATGCGTCTGGTTCCATACTCATCCATAGCAAGTAGACCTCTGTATGTATCAGGCCCGGAACCCGTGTCGCCTTGCATTGACGAATAAATTCCAGAAGTATACTCCATGTCCTGTTTAGCATTTTGAGTTATGCTGTAAAAAGCTGCGTTTAGTGGAAGGGGCTGGACGGGAGTGGGAGGGGTAAATCCTTGTCTGTATTTCAGTAAAGCTCCCGGTGATGAGGAATATTGTTCCCATTCATCTTCTGGAATGGAGCCTTCTTCATAGAACCATCTTAGGTTTGATGCTAAATTAGCGTTATGGATCATGATTTGATGAGCTTTATTTATCTCTCTCTGCTTACCTACTAATGGAGATACAGCTCCAAGTGCAAAAGGAGTTCCTGTATGTTGATAGACAAATGGTACAATTGGATATTCTTTGACTGCGAGAGCACTGTCATACAATAGTTTATCACCAACTGTCACTACCATTTTTATTCTATCTTCATAAAACTTTACTGAATCGACTATAGTTGATGACAAATTTTCATCAGCCATCAGTATATTAAATTCACCTTCTGTAACTACTCTGTTTTCTATTCTTGATTTTTGTTCTTCTAACTGGCTAGTTAATACATTCTTTTTGTTCTCTATCTGATCTACAGCATCTCTCTTAGCTCTTTCTATTTCAAGCCTAGCTCTTTCTTCAATTATTTCGCCTTTCTGTACAGCTTCCATTAAGTTATATTCTTTTTCTACTATCTGGACTTCCATCTCTTTAGCAAAATCTGCTATTTCCTCTTCTACCCTTTTACTAATCTCTGCCATTTCTTCTCTCGAGGGCGGCATGTTCACAAATATATTTACGAAAGGAACTTTCTCTTTAAAATAACATTCATATAAGTCAATTATCTCATCTTCTTCACCATCTTGTTTGTATGCAACCGTTATTTCTTCTCTAAAAGTAAGATCAGTATCATCAAAATCCCGACTACTGAACCCTCCGCTAAGATTGACATTTACAGATGAAGCTGATTTTATCTTTCTTTTAAAATCTGGATAGATTCTCTGTAGTTCTTCTTTAGGTATGTCCTTTTTTACTATAATATAATTAGCATCTCTGAATAAGAA